CTCCGATCAATAGATAAGGGCGAAAGCGCTGAGGTATATCTGGGCTGGGGCATCCTTGATCCCAGCGCTTTCGCCCTTATCTATTGATCGGAGGCGGGCGCATGAAGTACAGGAATCTGAAAACCGGCGCGGTCATTGATGTGGTCTCAAAGGTATCAGGAACGGAGTGGGAACCCATCGGGGTTCCTGCCCCGAAGCCTGCTGATGCCATATCAGAAGACAAAAACCGCAAACGTAAGAAAAAGGCGGCAGGAAATGAGTGATTTTGCGACGATCAGCGACATAATTGCATTATGGCGGCCCCTGACGCAGGCAGAGACAGAGCGGGCGACAGCTCTGCTCCCTGTTGTGTCAGATATGATACGCTTTGAGGGCAGCAAGTACGGCTATGACGTGGATGCCATGGTGACTGAGTCTGCGAGCTATGCCAATGTTGTAAAGATGGTGACCGTGGACGTGGTCGGGCGGATCCTGAGGACGCCGGTGACCGGTGAACCCATGACACAGGAATCACAGTCGGCCCTTGGCTATACCTGGTCAGGTACGAGCGCTGTGCCTGGCGGAGGAATATCGAACGCACTGATGCGCAATGACCTGAAACGCCTGGGCTTCAAACGCCAGAGATACGGATATTTTGACCCTTACGGGGTGGAGGCAGCCAATGAGACCGACTGAATGCGCCCAGAGCGTGATACTGTATGAAAAAGTGCAGACCGGCACGGACGGGATGAACCTCCCGGTATATGAGGAAGTGCCTGTGACGGTCGAAGGCGTGTTCATAGGCAGCCCCGATGGTCAGGAGGTGGCCAATGAGCTGACCCTGACCGGGAAAAGGTGGCTTTATACCCTTGGCATACCAAAGGGAGATACCCATGACTGGGAGAATGCCACGGTTGAGTTTTATGGCAGGAGATGGCGTACTTTTGGCGCGCCGGTCGTGGGCATTCCGGAGCTGATGCCCCTGCCCTGGGGCATGAATGTAAAGGTGGAAAGTTATGGCGGATAAGTTCAGGCTTGTCAGATTCGAGCTGGATAAAAAAGGTGTGGGGCAGATCCTCAAATCAAAGGAAATGCTGGATATGCTGGAAAAAGAAGCCGGAAAACAGTCTGACGGCGACCATCATGTCAAAAGCTTCATAGGTTTTGACAGGGCGCACGCCATGGTTTATCCAAACACGAAGGAGAATCCGGGATGATAGACATAAAAGTGATCCAGTATCTGAATGACGTTATGGAAGAACCTGCTTATGGGATGATCCCGGAAGTAAAGCCTGCCCGGTACGCAGTGGTGGAACTGGTGAAGTCCGGGATAAAAAATCATATCAGCAGGGCTAGCGTGACTGTGTACTGTTACGCAAGGACAAAAGCTGATGCAGCCCTTTACGCCGAAAGTGTGAGGGATGCCATGCTTGATATGGATGTTCTGCCGGAGATAACGTCTTCCAAGCTGGGCAACCTGACGGCCGGTATCGACCCCGGCATCAAGGAACCCAGATATGAAGTGACGGTAAACCTCTGGTATTATGAATGAAAGGAGAATGAAGATGCCAACTGGTGGAAATACTGTAGGAAATGTTTCTGTAGGTAAACCCAAGGTGTCCGGAGCTGTATTCTGCGCACCGCTCAATACAACGCTTCCGACGGATGCGACAAGTGCCCTGGATCCGGCTTTTAAGTGCCTGGGCTATGTATCCGATGACGGTCTGACGAACAGCAGATCAATGGACATAAACAAGATAAAGGCCTGGGGCGGCGATGTCGTATATTCCTCGCTGACGGAATTTGACGATCCGTTCAAGCTGACCCTGATCGAGAGCAAGAATGCCGACGTGCTGAAGGCGGTGTTCGGAAGCAACAATGTGACTGTCACGGCTGCGACGCAGAGCACTCCTGAAAAGATCAGCATCAACGTCAAATCCTCATTGCCTGATGAGATGGCATGGGTATTCGACATAGCGACCAGGAACAGCGGAGTGAGACGTATCGTTATACCTGATGGTGGTATAACCGAGATCGGGGAAGTGGCCTATACCGATGAGGATGCCATAGGTTATGAAATAACCATTACGCCCTATCCGGACAGCAATGGCATATACCATAAGGAGTATATCGAATGAGTGTGAAAAGGAAAACCACGGCGGCTGCTGATGCCGCCGGGTCCTCCTTTGTGGAGGGCACAACTAAGAGCGGCATAAAATACAGGGTTGATAAAAGGATCGTGGACGATACGCGCTTTCTGCATTATGCCGTGGGCATGAAGGACAAAGACCGGCTTGTGGCGGCCAAGGCTATGTTCGACATGTACGGAATGCTGTTCGGCGGCTCTGACGGTCTGATGGCATTCGAGAACGAGATCGCCCTGCATCATGACGGCATATGCACCCAACAGATCCTCATGAGCGAACTGAATGAAATACTCGGAGCACTGAAAGCAAAAAACTGATGTTCCTCGCCCATGTGATACATGAGTGCGAGGATCTGATGATATGTGATCTGGCTCAGCAGTATGGCATTCTGGATTACAGGACAGTATCGCCGCTCATCCTGGCAGCCCTGGTTTCAGGACTTGGCAGGGAAAGCCGGGTAATGAGATATCTGACAGGCGAAAAACTGACGCTGAATGAGTATCTGTTGGCTCATATGGCTGACAGTCTGGCCTTTATAGCATGGAGCAGGACAAAGGCTGCGGAGAAGGGCCACGGAAGGCCTGAGAGTCTGCTGATGAAGCTCCTGGGAAAGGATAAAGCGAGCCTGACAGAAGATCTGCTGACGTTTGACACGCCGGAGGATTATGAGGCATGGCTTGCTTCAAGAAGAGGTAAGGATAATGGCTGAAAATACTATAGGCCAGGCATACATAGAGATAATACCGACCACTGACGGCATAACAGGGGCGATGGAAAGCGCACTGGGCGGTGCAGGAAGCAAGGCCGGCGCGAGCTTCGGCGGAGGCTTCAAGGCCGCTGCCGCCACAGCAATGGGGAATCTCGCTTCCAGCGCTGTGTCTGCGGCAGCTTCCGCAGCGGCAGATTTTGGCAGAAATGCGTTGAACGCAGGCAAAGATTTTGATAATGCCATGTCACAGGTTGCGGCGACGATGGGAAAATCTGCTGAAGATATCCAGAATGATATGATGAATACCGAGACGGAGCTCGGCAGGCTGAGGGCATTCGCTCTTGAAATGGGCGGCACTACTGCCTTTTCGACCACTGAAGCGGCAGAGGCCCTTAATTATATGGCTCTGGCTGGATACGATGCGGATACATCCATAGCAATGCTGCCTAATGTGCTGAACCTGGCAGCATCAGGAGCTATGGGGCTTGCAGAAGCTTCCGATATGGTAACGGATGTCAGCTCTGCCCTCGGTCTTTCGATAGAAGAGACCACGGTCATGGTCGATCAGATGGCGGCAACTGCATCTGCTTCAAATACTTCGGTTGCGCAGCTTGGAGCTGCCATGCTGAAGATCGGCGGTACTGCTGCCAACATGAAGGGCGGCACTCAGGAGCTGGCCACAGCCCTTGGGATCCTGGCGAATAATGGCATCAAATCAGCTGAGGGCGGAACACACCTCCGGAATATGCTGCTGTCATTGGAGACTCCCGGTGATAAGGCCGCAATGGCTCTTGAAAGGATCGGGCTGAATGAAAAATTTGTATATGATGAAGCGGGTAACCTCCGTGGAATGGATGAGATTTTTACTGATCTTTCCATGGCCATGACAGGGATGACCAACGCCGAGAAGGATGCCACCCTTGCGGCGGTGTTCAATAAAACCGACTTGTCCGCGGCACGCGCAATGCTGGCCGGCATATCCACATCCTTCGATGATCTGGGAGGTGCCCTGGAAAAATCGGGGGTTGACTGGGAAAAGTATGCGGATAAGGTATGGGCGACGGAAGGAGTCATCGAGGGGATTTCCGGGGATATCGCCTATGATATTGCACAGGGTTTTAGCGACGCGGAGATAGCCGATTATCTTGTCAGCGAGTACGAGATTGATACTACAGATGCGATCGCGGCAATAAATGCTGCAAAGAGCGCGGTGGTAGATTCCGGAACAGCCTGGGACAGCCTCAATGCTTCCATCGGGGATGCAAAGGGTGCTGCAGAGGACATGGCAAATGCTCAGCTTGAAAACCTCGAAGGCGATATCACTAAGTTTGATTCAGCCCTGATGCTTGCATATCAGACAGTGTTTGACAAGCTGTCTCCTTCGCTCCGGGAGCTCGTGCAGTTCGGCACGGATGGAATATCGCAGCTGACAGCCGCTTTTAATGAGGGCGGACTTGAAGGACTGCTGACCACGCTGGGCGAGCTGGTATCCCAGGGAACTCAGAAGTTGCTTGATGCGGCACCGCAGATGATGGAGGCGGCTTTTGCTCTTGCCTCTTCGATCGGCAAAGGCTTTATGGATAATATGCCAAAACTGCTGGATACAGTATTGAAGCTGGTCGGGCAGCTTGCGCAGGATATGGCTGCGGCAGCTCCAGAAATGATACCGGCGGCCGTAGAGATGGTCATGAACCTCGCCCTTGGCCTGCTTGATAACATAGACATGATCATAGACTCGGCCATTGCACTGGTAACAGGGCTGGCCACAGGGCTTGTGGATGCTCTGCCGATACTCCTTGAAAAAGCTCCTGAGATCATTCAGAAGCTTGTGGATGCCCTGCTGGTGAATGTGCCAAAGCTGCTGGAGGCTGCCGTCATGGTTGTAGTGACGCTGGTAGAGGGCATTATCCAGAACCTGCCGATGCTCCTGGAGGCGGCTTTTGAGATCATAGGCACACTGATCGCAGGTGCGATAGAACAGTTCCCGGCAGTGATAGACATGTGCCTTGACCTGGTTTCGCAGATGTACGATTTCTTTTTGAACGTGGATACGTCCGAATGGGGCAAGGATCTGATACAGGGGCTGGTGGACGGCATCATGAGCATGATAGGCAAGGTGGCGGACGCGGCCAAAGCCGTCGCAGAGAGCATAGCGAAGTTCATACATTTCTCTGAGCCGGATGTGGGGCCGCTTGCAAACTTCCATACATTTGCCCCTGACATGATGGAGCTGTTCGCCAAGGGGATAAAGGATAATGAGGACATAGTGGCGATGCAGGTATCGAAAAGCTTTGATCTGCACAGCGCAATGGGAGATGCAAGGCCTGTCAGCCCGGTATATGACTCTGCGGTAAATGTGGCCGGAAATGATACCAGCGGCTTGTACAGCCTCATGTCCAGATATCTGCCTGAGATAGCTGCGGCAGACAGCAGCGTGAACGTCTCGCTGGAAGGCGATGCCGCCGGCATCTTCGATCTGGTGCGCAGGCAGAACCGCGTGTACACCAGGGCTAACGGAAGGAGTGCATTCGCATGAGTATGCCATTGATGTTTGCGCCGTTCTGGTATGACGAGAACGCGCATATAGTACATATCGAGAATTATACGAAAAACATCGTGGACGGCACATATGAGGTCAACACCGAAAAGGTATATGACACTTATGAGGACTGTAACCATACGACCCATTATATTTATCTGAGGAGTAAGGTCAGGGGAAAGCTCGATCTGGCTTTCCATACAATGGAAGAGTATGAGCAGTTCCTGGAGGATCTGGATTCAGCTACCAATGAATATACCAGCTTGAAGACCTTATATGTCATACCGAATAATACTCTGAGCACCAAGGCTATAGCTGCCCTGGTTGATTTTTATCCCAAAAGGGAGCTGACCGCAGACGGTGACCTTGACGGCATCGTCCGGCGCATCACGGTCAGTATAGAGGAGGCGTGATATGCTGAATGTCAGCGCAGATGTCAAGACGGCATTGAAGAGGGATTTCTGCCATAAGGAGCTCAGGATCACGATCGGAAGCACGGTGCTGACCAACTCTGCCATATACAAGGATGGCTTTAAACTCACCGAGGCAGTCATGGATGGGACGGTTGAATTCGTGGGATGCATATCATCAATTCTCGAGTTTAAGGTTTCTACCCTGTCTCTTGCCAAAGGCGACTACAAGGGCCAGAGTGTGACTGCCGAGGTGGCGGTGAAGCTGGGAAGCATCCTATCGGATTATATTCCCCTGTTCCATGGATACGTGGATTCCTGCGAGACCTCTGCGGATGGGTACTGGCAGAAGATCACCTGTTTTGATGCTCTTGCCTATTTGACGGATACTCCGGTCTACAACTGGTACAAGTCTGCTTTCGGCGGCGGCTCCGTCACGATGGGATATTTCAGGTCCTATATCACGGGGGCACTTGGCCTGACTGAGGAGCAGATCGTGCTCCCAAATGATTCCGTGAAGTTCAAGAAGCGATATCGGAATAAGGATATCACGGGGCTCATCCTGCTACGGCACATAACCCAGATAAACGGAGCCTTCGGGATCATCGGCCGGAGCGGCAGCTTCGCCTACAGGTATATCAATGATTCCGCAGATCCGGAGCGAATACCCTATTACAGATCTATGGAGTATGAGAATACAGTCATAAGGCCGATCAATACAGGGCTCACCATCCGGACAAATTCAAATGACGCAGGGGTGACGGTCACGTGGGCGAATTACCAGAACTATGCCGGGACGGATCCCGGATGGAACGATGACTCCCAGGACACATATCTTGTAGATGAAGATGATGAAGACATCACCGACGGGAATTATGTCGTGGAGTCGAACCTCATCGCATACAAGCTGAAGAAGGGCAAGAAACAAGTGCTCGCGGCGAACATGATGGCATCTATCGGGAATGATGCGGTGTTCCGGCCGTACAAAGTAGTCTGTAACGGCCTGCCTTATCTGGAATGCTGCGACAAGGTCCTGTTCACTAAGGGCGATAATACTTCCATAGAATTTGTCATAACCAAAAGGACGCTGCAGGGGGTCCAGAACATGACGGACACCTATGAGTGTAGCCCTGAGCAGGAGATAGTGAACGGGAGCGCAGGCGGAGGGTCAGGAGTGAGCACGGCAGACGCCTCATATGTCTCCAATGTCTGGGGATCCACGAGGGGGATGTCGGGAAACCCTGATAATGCCCTCGGGCTCATCGAGAAAAGCATCACGGCAAATGGTACATACGCCGCGGGGGATGATGGGGCCGAGGGCTATTCACAGGTAACGGTAGACGTTCCGGGCGGGGGAGGCGGAGACATCGGAGGTATTCCAATACAGGGCTACCCTACAGAGAGTATAGCCGCCTGGTCAACTGTACACATAGAGGTGGAGGGAGCCAGAAAGGTGTGGCTGAATCTTATCCTGCCTACGCATACGGCGAGGAATCAATCGGGGATAGGCTGTCACATGGACGCGAACGGGCCCTGTTTCTATTATGCGACATCAGGAGGGACGGGACAGGTCGATGTATATTATGCGAGATATGAGCCGGATCCGGAAAACCTGTCCCCGGTCGAGACCGGACTGTATGGGACGTTCACGGATCCTATATTCTACTGGGACATTTTTTCGCGGCGGATTCCCAACAATGACAGATGGGGAAATGGGCGGATACTATCCAGGGTCGGAGATGACCTGGCGGAGAATCCCGGGCTTCATTTCGTTTCGATAGGCGGCTGCTCGGACAGGTATGTCATTGTGTCACTGTACGAAGAAAATCCGGCGTTCCCGGATGACCCACTGAAAAAATTGTGTTTCCACGTGACTCTTGACCGCAGGACTCTTGAAGAGGTCGGCAGGTATTCTGCCAGCACAACAAGCTTCGGTGAGAACCCGCGTA